GTGCTCTTCCGATCTGGGGGTCCCCCCTGCCTTTCGCTTCAATAACTCTCCAATCGGTGGAAATCGGTTCAAATCAGTTCAAAACGGACATACTACAATCCACGTTGATGCGGATTCTCCCTTTATTAGTCCAGGTCAGCCGGGGGCTAATTGAAGAAGGCACTTAAAGGGGCAACTAAGCCGCGCTTGCAGAATGCGCCGCTTAAAGGCAAGACCAGATTGCCTGAGGTCAAGAAATTTCTTGATGATCTAAACCTTACGCTGCTCCCCTGGCAGGAATATGTGCTAAAGGACTTACTGGCAGTAGATAAGGCTGGCAAGTGGCGTAGAAAGACAAGCTTGCTCTTAGTAGCACGTCAGAATGGCAAAACACACCTAGCACGAATACGCATCCTTGCCGGGTTGTTTGTTTTTGGCGAAAAGAATATAGTGGCCATGTCATCTAACAGGGGTATGGCTTTAGATACCTTTCGCAAGGTAGTTGAAGTCATTGAGGATAACCCAATGTTGATGGCTCAGGTAAAGCAAATCCGCGTGGCTAATGGTCAGGAATCAGTAGAGCTTCTCAATGGGGCTAGATATGAGATAGTCGCGGCAACACGAGATGGTAGCCGTGGTAAGACCGCGGATTTGCTCTACATTGATGAGTTACGTGAGATTGATGAAGATTCTTGGACAGCTGCTAAGCCAATTACTAGAGCAAGGCCAAATAGCCAAATATTTATGACTAGTAACGCAGGGGATGCCTATTCAAGCGTACTTAATGACTTACGATCTAAAGCATTGTCATATCCACCGCCTACAATGGGCTATTGGGAATACAGCGCGGATGATTTTGCCAAGATAACGGATAAGAGCGCTTGGTATCAGGCTAACCCAGCATTGGGCTACTTAATTGATGAATCAACCATTGAAGAAGCAATAGCGACATCTAGCGTCGAAGCTACACGCACCGAAACGCTTTGCATGTGGATTAGCGCGCTTAAATCGCCATGGCCACACCAAGCATTTGAGGATTTAGGCTTTGCAGAGCTAAAACTAGAGCCAGGCAGGCTGACTATATTTGGCATGGACATATCGGTTAACAAGAAGATGGCAAGCCTAGTTGCTGGGCAGATTATGGATGATGGCAAGGTGGGCGTAGGCGTTATAGCGCAATTTGAAAGCCAAGTAGCCATAGATGAACTTAAAATGGCTATTGAAGTCAATGAATGGGCTAAGCAATACAAACCCAGGATGATTTGCTTTGATAAGTACGCCACCATGAGCGTTGCTGAGCGATTAAGCCAATCAGGCCATAAGATTCAAGATATGTCTGGAACTGTGTTCTATCAGGCTTGCTCTGATCTATATGACAGCATAGTTAACTCTAGGATTGTACATGCTGGGCAACAATCGCTAGTTGATAGCATGAATAACTGTGCAGCTAAAGAATCGGATGCGGGGTGGCGTATCGTGCGCCGTAAATCGGCTGGGGATGTGTCAGCTGCCATCTCATTAGCCATGGTGGTGCATCAATTGCTAAAGCCACAAAGCAAGCCACAAATTTATGGGTGAAATGCTAGATATGTCCGTTTTGTGTGCTATCATTAAACGATGGGTCTATTTGATCGGTTTCGCCCTACAAAGATAGAGGCGCAAGCTGCACCACAGCTAATGACAGATAGTTTTAATTACTATCTGCCAACAGTTCTTACTTCCGTTTCACGCGATGAAGCAATGACAGTTCCCAGCGTATCAAGATGCAGAAACCTTTTAGCTGGAACAATTGCAAGTTTTCCTTTGTGCTTATACAAAAAATCAACCGGTGAAAAACTTGGCAAGCCACTATGGCTAGAGCAACCATCTGTACATCAGCCATTAAGTACCACATTAGCTTGGACAGTTGACAGTTTATTATTTTTTGGTGTTGCTTATTGGCGCGTTACTGAAACTTATTTTGATGATGGCAGGCCAGCAAGATTTGAATGGATTGCACCAGGTCGCGTTTCTTTCCGCACCGATTCCAATAGCAATTACATAGTTCAATATACAATTGATGGCACAGATGTTCCAATGAGCGGCCTTGGATCACTAATTACATTTACTGGACTTGATGAAGGTGTATTGCAGCGTGGCGCAAGAACTTTACGCTCTGCAATTGATTTAGAAACTGCGATGCGCGTTGCATCAGCAACCCCAATGCCATCTGGCGTTATTAAAAATAGTGGCGCTGATTTATCGCAAGAAGAAGTGCAAGCAATTCTTGCTTCTTGGAAGTCTGCACGTGAGCGCAGGTCAACTGCATACTTAACTAGCACTTTAGATTATCAGCCAACAGCGTTTAGCCCACGCGACATGATGTTTGTAGATGCAGTTCAAAGCACAGCAACACAAATTGCACGAATGATGAATGTTCCAGCATATTACATAAGCGCAGACCAAAACACGTCAATGACTTATGCAAACGTGCAAGATGAACGCCGTCAGTTCGTTTCTTTATCTCTCGCGCCGTATGTCCATGCCATACAAGATCGCTTATCAATGGATGATATTACGGCGCGAGGCAACATTGTAAAGTTTGACGTTGAAGATGCTTTCCTTGCTGTAAATGCATTGGAAAGATTAGCCGTCATTGAAAAAATGCTAACCCTTGGCTTGATTACAGTAGAACAAGCCATGGAAATGGAAAACCTATCACCGAATGGAAATGAAGATGCACCTAACGTTTACTAGCGGTTTAGAATGCTCAATATCTGAACGCACCATCTCAGGTAAGATTGTTCCTTTTGGCGGCGAGATTGGACAAACATCTGCCGGCAAAGTTGTCTTTGAAAAGGGATCAATTGAGATTCCAGAAAGCCCAAAGCCAAAACTATTACTAGAGCATGATGCAAAGAAGCCGATTGGTCGCATGGTTTCTTATCGTGAAGATGAAGATGGCATTTATGCAACCTTTAAGATTTCAAATACAACACGCGGAAATGATGCGCTTATTGAAGCATCAGAGCAACTACGTAGCGGATTATCTGTTGGCGTAGAAGTTATTGATGGCAAGCGCGAAAAAGATGTTTACCGCGTTTTATCTAGCCGAATGGCTGAAACAAGTCTTGTTCAAGCTGCTGCATTCAAAAGTGCAGAAGTTTTGAGCGTTGCTGCTTCTGAAGATGAAGCTGCAAAAGAAACACCAACCCAAAACGAAAGCGAGGCTGTTGTGGAAGACACAACAAACGCCGTAGCCGTTGCGCCTGAGGTTGAAGCCCCTGCGGTTCAAGCTTCGCGCCCAACTGTTACAGCACCAATGTATACCAAGCCAAGAATCCAGGTAACCCCTGCTCTTTATGTAGAAAACACAGTACGTGCAGCTCTAGGATCAGAGGAAGCACGTCAATGGATTGCAGCAGCATCCGATACTGATACCACAACCGATGTGCCAGGTCTTGTACCAACACGTCAACTAGCTGAGGTAATCAATCCTAAGTCAACTGGAGTTCGCCCAACAATTGAAGCAATTTCAGGTGGCGTTCTTCCTGATGCTGGAATGAAGTTTCAGATTCCACGCGTTAAAACTGCGCCAACAACTGCACAGGTAGCTGAGGGTGGAGCATTTTCAGATACTCAGGTTGAGATTGAGTATCTTGATGTAAATGTCAAGAAGTTTGCTGGAATGCAGAAGTTCAGCGTAGAGGTCCTTGACAGAACTTCGCCTGCGTTCTTTGCAGAACTTACAGCACTCATGGCTGATTCTTACGCTAAGGCAACAAATGCTTATGCATTTGATGAGATTGCAGCAGTTGCAACAGTTGATGCAACAACAATTACCCTTCCATGGGATGGTGCAGAGCTAAGCGGTTATGTTGCTCGCGGAGCAGCTGCTATCTATGCAGATACATTTGATTTCGCAACTGGTTTAATTGCATCACCTACACAATGGGGAAATCTCATTGGTTTAGTTGATTCTTCAAACCGCCCAATCTTGAACGCAATCCAGCCACAAAATGCTGGCGGTTCAGTTGGAGTTGGCGCAATTCGTGGAAACGTACTTGGACTTGATCTATTCGTTGATTACACACAATCTGGCGATGGAGATGCAACTCTTATGATCGTTTCACGCGATGCATTCACCTGGTACGAATCACCACGTCTACAGCTCCGTGCTGAAACTGTTGGTTCAGGCAAGGTTGAGATTGGACTCTATGGCTATGGCGCACTTGCGACCAAGAAGCCAAAGGGTGCATTCAGATTCAACAAGGCTTAATTAGCCTAGTCGTAGAGTTACCCCGGCGCACAGCCCTTGCGCCGGGGCTAACATTAGAAAGGATAAACAATGCCAGCAACATACGTTACTGAAGCGGAACTGCGTTCTGCTCTTGGCATTGGTGCTTTATACAGTTCAGCAGTAGTGGAAGAATGCTGCCAAGCAGCAGAAAACATTGTAAAAAGCAAGTTGTGGTTTAACACCCAATCCGTTTACGCATTGGAAGCAACAGGCACAACAGGGCGCATTTATATTTATGAAAACATTAAGCAATTTGTGGTAGGAGATACCATTACTGTTGAGCATGTCCGTCAACACTTTAATGGATCACAAACAATTACTAAAGTAGAAGATGATTGGCTAGAGTTTGTTAATGCACAAATTGTTACACGTGCTTATCACAGTATAGCCCCTTGGGGTCGTGTTTATGGAACACAGAACGTAGATTACTCAACTTTAGCTGAAGTTAATGAAGCATCACTTATGATTGCTGTTGACATTTGGCAGGCTCGCCAAGCTTCAAACGCTGGCGGCATTTCACCAGACTTTCAACCTTCGCCGTATCGCATGGGCAATACTCTAATGGCACGTGTTCGCGGTTTACTTGCGGATCACTTAGCGCCGGGCGGTCAAGTAGGATAATGTCAGCAATCTCTACCCTACGAGGAACAATCGCA